ATGGAAACAGCAATAACANGTGCTGCTACAACTGCTAGCACAAGTTTTGTAGCCATACTTACTNCGGTTGCTCCCCTTGCCATTGGCTTGGTGGTGGGTATAGCCGGTGTTCGTGCGGTAATCAAATTGTTTAACCGTGGCATAGGTAAATAATGCGAAAACTACCATTCCTTTCCCTTTATGCCCCTAGCACAGCGAATAGCAAGGGCGTATTTAGCGGGTTATGCCGTAAAGCCTGTGTTAGGGGTATTGTTTTGCTATTACTTTTGGTTTCAGTCTCGTTTTCTCAAACGATATTTTTTTCAACTCCTGACCGGCCTCAATGTCGTTCTTATAATTCAGGAAGTAAATATAAAATATCTGTTTATTATACAATTACGAGTAACGGTTTAAATTGTACGGTTACTTGTTCTAACATTTTGCAAACAATATTGCCGGTTTCTTCCCCCTCATCTTACACCGGAGCATCTTTGTTTATTACTGCATCGGGAGCTAGTGGAACTAGCACAGCCAGCGCTGTTTTGACCGGTTCTTCGGGTGATTTGGCTATCCCTGATTATGTCGGCGGTGACGGCTCCAAAGGTGGATATTTAGATTTTACAGCCTTTTGTTCTTTTCATTCGTCTTTGTTGCCTCAATGTTCCGAATTTCAAGTGTTGCCTACATCTCGTTGTAATGACGGAACTGCATTGATTTTTCAGGCTAACCAGCCGAATGGTCAAATTATTATGGGTAATTCATTTCCTGGACAAAGTTCTATAACCGTTCCCATTACGCCACAGCCACAAACAGATACAGTTCCCCGCCCCGATGGCTCTTTGTGTTTAGATAATACTTCGGGGGGTATTTTAAATTGGATAGTTTGCCCTTCTGGGTTTGTTGATGACTGCGGAATTAATCCTGAATTGCCTTCTTGTAATCAGTCGTCTAGCAGTTCTTCGGAAGAGGAAACTAGTAGTTCTAGTAATAATGAGGCTAGCAGTAGTTCTGTTGGTTTGCCTGACATCTGCGAAGATTTCCCCGACCTTCCGGGCTGTTCAGATTCCGGCGATAGTTCGGGCTCTGGTGTTGGTGACGAAGATGGTGATTGCACAAATTTAAATAATTGCAACTGGGCGCGTATTGACATACAACTAATAGAACTGGGCGTAGCTGTTGAGATACGCAACAAGATAGGCGAAATAGCGGGTTTGGCGCAAGCGGGTTATAATCTTTCCCAGGAGCAGACCGGTATTTTGAACGGCGTATTAAATGCGGTTAATAGTGGCAATGCTAATGTAGTAGGGGCGATAGGTAGCGGCACGAATAATATAGTGAATGCTATAAACGATTTGGCTAACGGTTTATCGGGCAATGGTGGCACGGATAGCGGCACAATATCCGAGGGCGTAGCTGAAGGTCTTAGTCAATGGGGTTCGGACACGACGGGTATGGGCGAATATGGTTATGGCGACGGTGATTTTAGCGGTAATTGTGACGGTGGTTTCTGCGGTCAAATGGTTGATAGCTTAGGTGACGGAACTGGTGTCAGGAACAAAATAAGGAACTCTATACCGCTTGACAGTAATACATTTAATTTTTTAGGTAGGGGCGGTGACTGCCCTGTTTGGGATATGTCGTTTGCCGTTTCGGTCATGCGTGGCACTGTTATAGGCTGCACCAATGACTGTAGGATAGATTTATGTGATGTTTACGGCTTTAATGCTGCTAGTGTTATTCGTGCGTTTATATGGCTTGTTGTTTCCATTGGCACTTTGTTCATGAATTTAGAAATTCTTAAAAGAGGAGGTCGCTAATGGCTGTTCCCATTGTTGGCGGTTTAGGCAGTGTTTTATTGAGCGTGGTTGCTCCGTTTCTTGGACAGGTTGCCCGTTGGCTATTGTCGGGCATTGTTGCCAAGGTAATTTTTTCCGTCATTTTGAATGGCGTTATTTTCGGTGCTCTGTTCCTATTCTACCGAAACTTTGNCAACAGTTCGCTGGACTATGCNATCGGATTTTTTAATTTCTTTGGCTTCGGNGANATTGTCAACCGCATACAATATAACTGGAACCAGCTTCCCGTTTCGTTCACNAGCACGGTTAGTTATTTNCAGCTTGGCGGCATTTTGGGCTACATAGTCAACAATTACATAGGTAGTATCTTTTTAGCTTGGATAATGCGGAGGTTTGGCTAATGATAGCTATAATCAGCGGTTTGCCTGGCTCTGGCAAAACATTGAGNGCNTTGAAGCGTTTNATTATTCCCGCTATCCGTGAGGGCAGGCAGATTTACACTAACATAGAGGGCATAGACTTGCTGGGGTTATCTCTTTANACTGAATATCCCTACGAGAAGGCTCAAAAGAATTTGATTGCCTACGAAATGCAGACCGAAAAGGATATGGAAAGGAATGAGCCTTTGGAGCCTTTCAAGTTTTCTACTAAAAGAATGTGCGAGGGCATTGCCTTGAATAGCTTGGTAGTCGTTGACGAGGCTCAAGTATTTTGGAATAATAGGGATTTTGCCAGTGAGGAAAACAAAAAACTTTTACCATTCCTTCAAAAACATAGGCATTACGGTATAGACATTGTTTTTTTGACGCAGAACATAGACCAGCTGGACATAGGTATTAGGCGGCTTGCTCAAATTCATTACAGATTACGCAGGCTTTCTAACTCCGGTTTGGACAAAGTTGTAAAAGTTGATATTTATCCCGATGCGATGGGTAGCGAACAGTTTAAACCGATGGCTACCAATGTTTGGACTATAGACCGTAGAATTTTCAAATTCTACAATAGCTATCAAGGTAATGCNGNTGANGCAAAAAAGCCTATTGGCAATGTTATTTTTAAGAACCCTAGAATAATATTCGCATTGGTTGTTATTGTTCTCTGCTCTGTTTATGCTTTCAGAACCTTTTCGGAAAAAGGGGCAGGNGGNATATTTGCCCCTAAGATGCTNGAACAGCCTAAGCGTGATTTCTCTAAATTTGATTTGGGCGAGTATGACGAGTATTATTGCGGTGACAAGTTCTATGTATTGCGTCCGGGTGGTAAAGTAGATACGCTTCCCCCGAACACTATACCCCCTTCTTACTGCCCGCATTTAAACTTCACTTTCAGGAGGGCGAGCAAATGACATTCCGCCGTTTGGTAGCGAGCTATTTAGCTAGGGCTATAGTAGCCTATCTTCTTTTAATAATTTCCGGTCATGCTTTAAGCTATGCGCAACCAGCATGGCTATCAACCGCACAGCCCCGCACGGGGGAGGCTTCAGCCCCCCCTGCGGGCGTTGAGAGGCAAAAAATAAAAACCATGACAAAAAGAGACACGGTTGTTATTTCAAAAATCGATACTATTATTAAAATAGACACGGTTATTTATACCGCATTGAACGGCAAATATACATACAAATTGCAGGTCTGTAATTTGGATTATAGTCGTATAATTAGCTTGAAAATCAATTTAGCTAGTTTTGATTTTTACAAGGATATTTTTGACAACTTGAACAATGAGGAAAAAATGAAGAATTGCTATTCTTCTAACGCTGTCGGCGATACTAATTATGTTTATCTTTATGGTATAGAGACTTTGCGTAGCAATGGTTTTATATTTGACAATTACGGAAATAAGTTAGAGCAGACTGAAAAGATTTTAGCCGGTGTCACTCTTCGTGTTTATGGTGATAAGATTAAATTTGATTATTTGGAAAACAAAAAAATATCCTTGGAAAGTTCCTTTTCTGACAATCAGGCACAGTTTTATGCTGATTATACTTTCTTTGAGCGTAAATGTAATTTTTGGATTTTCTGTAATTACATTGATAAGAAGCAATATATTTTTCTTCACTTGATTAGAGAGGTTATTTGAGATGTTTACTCTTGCTTTTATTCTTGGTTATTTCCTTGGTAGCATGTCTTTGATTTTGTTCGGCGTTCTCTTTTTCTTTGCGGTGAGGTAAAAACATGGCTTATTTATGTTCTTTTAATTCGGTTGACGCTTTATGCAGTTCCGCCTGTTCTTCAGCAGGTAATAATCAGTCCGCATGTTTAAATTCATGTCATTCGCAGATGACTCCGGAAAAAATACTTTCTCAGTGTCCTGTTTATGTTCCGTCCGTTCCGGATACGGTATTTGTTTCTGCGGATACTGTATTTGTTTCTGCGGATAGTTGCTACGGCAATTTGCCACTGTCTCCGTCTGTTGTTGATAGCGTTATGTCTGCTTTTAGTCAAGGTTTCCAAGGCGGTTTGTTGACTTTTTTGCCTGGTGTTGCCTGTGCTGTTGCCGTTTTGGTTGTCGTTCACTTGCTTTCGTATTCCATTTCAAAATCTTAGGGAGTTAGCGTCATGGCACGAACTGGCACATATTTTGCTTTTTTCCTTTCCCTAAACAGCTTTCCGTATGCTGCTCGTGGCATACCTGACCATTCCATGATGCTCCTACGGACCGGAATCTTTGCGAATGGGGGTTATAGGGCAAAGCCCTATACTGGATGTCCGCTAAATCTGCGTGTCACTCACGGGTGTATGTCAAACGATTTGCGGTGCGATGCGAAGCTAGCACCCCGGCACGGTAAAACAAATTTTCACGATAGCTAGATACCAGACGAATTTCCTACATAGTGTTACTAGCATAGAAAAACACTCCCTGTAGGAAAGCTACTACACGCCTCTGGGCTTGTCATATAGAGGCGTGTAGTAAGTAGTAGAGTATTATAACCTTTAATAATGGAGTTTATTATGAAAAAACAAAATAAAGAAAAAAAGATAAATAGCCGTTCTTGGCAGCTTATTATACCCCTTGACTTTCCCGTAGAGGAAATTAAGTCAAAGGTTAAGTTAATAGCCAAGAACTACTATTTCATCATGCACAATAAGGACATAGACGATTTTGGCGAACCTAAAAAAGACCATTGGCACTATCTTTTCACCTTTAGCAACAGCAGAGACTTAAACACTGTTAAAGGTTATTTTGCCGAGTTTCCTCAACTCCTAGATAATTCATTTGAAAAAGTTTCGTCTATCGTTGGTGCTAAAAAATATCTTTGTCATTTTGACCACCCAAACAAAGCACAATACAATTATAAAGATGTTGAAACTAATGACGAACTGTTTAAAGATTTGTTTTTGCCCTTAATGGCTAAATCTGACGAATTTGACTATTATGTAGATACTCTTATAAATACCAAAGATACCTGTTCCCTTAACGATTTTCTTTACAAGCTAAAAGTTCGTTTTACAGCCTTCAATAGTCATCAGATGTATAACGCTATCCTTTCTTCTATCAACTATTACAAAGGGCATAAAGGCGATTTTAAAAAAGACGATGGCTACGAACCTGTTGACGAACCCTATCAATATAAAGAGGGAACATATACCGATAGCGATATAGGTAATTTGCCATTTTAACGGAGGATAAAAAGATGGGTAAATACGCAGAGATGGAAAAAAGAGCCGAGGAGTTAGAGGCTTTGTTTGATTCCGAAATAGCTAAGCTTGACGGTTATTCTGATTTGCTTGCGGAGCATGACAAGATTTGCGAGAGGCTTTATAGGCGTAATGTGCGAAATCGCATTATATCCAATATTCTTTATTTCTGTTCTGCGCTTTGTTTTTTTGTTGCTTTTGTGGCAATTGAAATAGATGTTCTTAAAATCTTTGCTATGGAAATTGCGGAAGTGCTGAAAAACCATTGCCGCGAATAG